TAAAAGAATTAGGATTACTACCAGCAGAGGAAGAACAACTACAAAAACCAGGAGCATAATATGCCAAATGTATGGGCAATTAGTCAAACACAAGAATTATTAGTTCAAAAAATAGAGGCCGCAGGAGATAGTTTATTTGATATTGATATAGAAACTGATATTTTAAAAATACAAGGCAATATAGCTATTATACAGATAAAAGGCACTTTAGGCTTTACACCTTCACTTTTTAATAAATTAATGGGCAATAATGCAACATCATATGAAGATATTATTGCAGCAATAAACAACGCTAACAATACCAGCGAAGTAGAGCATATTTATTTAGATATTGATAGCGACGGCGGTGTTGTACGGGACAGTATATGGGAGGCTAGCGATGCGATTTTTAATAGTGTTAAACCCGTTACTTCTATAGCTACTAATCTATGTTGTAGTGCAGCTTATTTGTTAGCTAGTCAAGCTAGCGAAGGTATAACAGCAAAGCATGCACTTACAAATATAGGAAGCATAGGCGTGATGCTAAGGACGCAAAATGATAATGATGAAGAAGTTATTATTTTACGCTCTGAACACGCAGAAAACAAAAATCCAGATATTTTAGAGAAGCCAGAACAATATCTAAACATAATAAATCGTACTGAAAAACACTTTATAGAACATATATCTAGAAGTTTAAACTTGACAAGTGAAAAAATAGTTGCAACCTTTGGTAGTGGTGCTACAATTACAGCAGAAGAGGCTACAGAGCGTGGCATGATTAAAAATATTTATAACAATAATATGTTTAACAAAAGCAAAGAACTAGAGGCAAAATCTCCAGAAATTCAAGTAGATGTAAAAGCATTGGAAGCGGCTGCATATGGCAAAGGTATACAAGCAGAACGTGAAAGAGTGCAAGAGTTGCACGCATTTGCAAAAAATTATAATGCTCCAATGGCATGTGAAAAAGCAATATTAGAAGGCTTACAAGCTAAAGATATTTTAACTGAAATTTTAGAAGAACAAAAACGAGAATTGACAGCTAAAAAAATACAAAAAGAAGTTGAAGCAGTTCACGTACAATCTACAACTGATAACGCGTTAGCAACTGAAGAGCAGGAAAGAGCAGAAATTTTAAAACAAATAGGAAGTTAAGATGACAACTACAACTACAATTTTATACAAAGCTATTCTTAGTAATCTTGAGCTAAGAAGTGAACTATTTACAGCAGCTATTAAAACTTACCCAGTTGGCACTTTACTAGCAAGAGACACAAGCACTAAAAAATTAGTGCCCTACGTGAAAGGCGGGGTAACAAATGGCAACGGTATAATTAATAGCATTCTAACAGCTGAACTAGTAGCTAGTGCAGTACAAGATTATAGTGTGGATGTAACTATCTCTGCTCGTGTTGACAAAGATTTATTAATTATTGATGCAGATGGTAACGCTAGTAATATAGATGCTGTGTTAGTAGATGAGATGGCAAAAATGAGTATATATGCTCAATCATATTCTAAATTATCTCAAACTTTTTAATTCTAAGGAAAAATAATGGAACGTAAACTTTTAACTACCGCATACACCGAGCGACTCAACGAAAGAACTATTGCAAGATCTTTTTTTACGAAAACGGAAGATATCGGTGCAGCAGGAACTGTAGAATTTGACAGCAGATTGTTAAGCAATAAAGCAGCACAACGTGGAAATCCAAAAAGCGGATACAATCAAAATACTGTTGGAGAATACGCAACTAAACACTATTCTCCAGTTGTATATAAAGAGTCGCTAGGCGTATCAGCAGATAGCATGTTAGTTAAACAATTTGGTGGCATAAGCTCAATATTAGGCAATGAGCAGTTAAAGATGTTGCCAGCGTTTATGAAAGATGTAGTAGTTCCAAGAACTCAAGAAATCGCTAATAAAATTGTTACTGATCTGGATTTACAAGCAATTGAGATTTTAACTACAGGCGGTGTTGCAGCTAGAAACGCTTTTGCAGGTGTATCATATATTGATAGTTCAGATACTAATCATTTTAATACTGTAAGTACTCCTTGGACGGATGACTCTTCTAAACCAATAGAAAATTTAACAGCATTGGCTAAATTGATCAAAATAAATAGCATGAAGTCAATTAGTAACATTATAATGAATGATGCAACTTTTGAACTTTTAGTTAGTAATCCTTCTTTTAAAAAAGCATACGAAACTAGAAGAGTTGACCTCGGTTTAATTCAATTGCCATCTGACACCCGCAGTAGTGCAAATTACATGGGTGATGTTATGATTAATGCTAAACGTGTAAAAATTTGGTCTGAAAGTGCTTACTATGAAAACTCAGCAGGCGTTCAAACTCAATTTATACCTAATAACAAAGTCATTTTAATAGCAGATGATAACGAATTTGTGCAGTGGTTTGGTAGTATCGCAAGATTTAAAACTAACAACAATAATTTAATGGACTTTTTGTCGGGTGATTTTACACTTGAAAATAATCTAAAAATTAGCCAAATTGCTGTAGCAGATCGTTATGGATTGGGATTAGATATTGCTTTAGATTGTAGTGCTTTGTTAGTTGCAAAATCTAAAGGATTCGGTTGTTTAACAGTCGGTTAGTAACGTGGCTAAGCATGTAGCAGCCAGCATAAAGAAACAAGAGCCTGTAGTAGTTGAACAAGAGGTGGAATATACTCTTGCTATCAGCATGCAAGGATTTCAAAAAGGTCAAATTGTTAAGCCTACAGACTTTACAGAAAAAGCTTTTTCTTACTGGTTAAAAACTGGTGCAATTATTAAAAAATAATTTATGTATATAGTTAGCGTGTCATCTATTTTAACAGACAAAGGCATAAAATTAAAAGGTTCTAACATTTCAGAATCAGATTTTAATAGTAAAAATAAATTTGTAGCTTTAATTAAAGATAAATTAATTACTAAGCAAAAACTTAACAAAGAATAACGCTTTTTAAATTTGTGTAATGAGTATATTAGATATAGCTAACGCAGATTTAAACAACTCTATTAAAGCAGATATGGAGTTAATTAATGTACAAGTTAAAGCAAACACGCCACAGACAGAAGTTAGTTGTTTAAAAAGTCATATAGGCGTTACAGCAGACGCTAACACAGGGCAACTTATAGCTAGTGAATCTATTACTATATCTTTTTTAGAAAAAGAGCTATTAGATAAAGGTATAACACTTGTAGCAGATGAGAGCATAGCAAACTGGAAAACATTTAGCTTTTTGTTAGTTGAGCAAATGCCAGATAAAACTTTAGGCTTAATAAAATGGCAGGCTGCAAGGTATGACACTTAAAATAATAGATAAAGAAATTACAGGGCAAAGCACGGCTCAGATCATCACTACGCAAATAGGCATAATTTTAAAAGCTGAATTTACAAATCAGTATGATAGTTACAATCAGCAAGCTAAATTTGATGTTGATATATATTTAAACAGCCACAGCATATATAAAAAATACTTAGAAGACCCAACAAAAGTCAATTCTTTAATTAACGTATTATTTACAAACGCAACTACAGATAGTTTATTATCAAACGGTACTTTAGATATTACCTACAATTATAAACTGCAATTAATTACACGTGCTAATGCTAATACTACACTAGATGAAGCAGCAACAAAGATAGCAGCTGACAAAATGCAGGAATTGATATTTATTATCACACAGATCTTTACATATCATGCAAATATGAACCCACCTTTACAGCTCAACAATATACACAATTTAGCGTTATCTAGTTACGAAGTGGGAGCATTAGACGAAAACAACACAATAGATAAATATATAGGCTGCATGTTTGATTTAAAAATCACGGCTAGAGAATATCCACTACTTGCTAATATAAATATTTTACAAGGCTTCAATATAGAGTTAGACTACAACAACAAAATTATTAAATTAATTATAGACACATGACTACAGCAGTTTCTCCGAGTGCCACAGTTTCGCAGGTTGGCATACAAACAGAATTTACTACAGCAAATCAAACTAGTAGTCCTTTATTGCCGCAAGCCATATACGTGATGGGACAGGGTAACACGGGCATAGCTTATGTTAGTGACTCAATAAAAATAAATTCAGCAGCACAAGTCGCCACGAAGTATGGCAATGGCTCGCCACTACATTTAGCAGCTAAAGCTATACACGGCTTAACTAATGCTAAAGTTCCTGTTTATTTTTACGGTTTACAAGAGGACGGTGCAGCAGTTGCAGCTAGCCATAATTTAATTATATCAGGATCGCAAACTGTAACAGCAGAATATCAAGTTGTTATAAATAATATAAAGTCTAATAAATTCTCCCTACTAGCCACCGATACAGCGAGTACAGCAGGTGATAAATTAGCAGCAGCAGTTAACGCAACTTTAGGTTACCCAGTAGGGGCAATTAACGCAGTAGGAACAATTACTTTAACAGCAAAATCTAAAGGCAGCTGGGGAAATGAGTTATACGCAGATATAATGGATGGTAAAGGTGGCTTTGTGTTCGCGGGTGTTGCTGTTAAATTCACAAGTGGAGCTAGTAACGCAAATGTGCAGCCGGCACTATCAGCAATTGAAGATAGTGCATATAGAACTGTACTAGTTAACACGTTCGACATGTCAGACTCAACAGCATTAGACGCTATAAAAGAAAAAGGTGAAGCAAGATGGTTGCCTACAATTAAAAAGCCGTTTATCTCATTTGTAGGAAGCAATGCAGATACCACCACAGCAATTACAGCTATAACAGCAACTAGAGCGTTGGATAAAATTAATGCAGTATTTGCAAACCCGTCAAGCCATGATTTACCTTTAATTATTTCTTCTAGCATTGCTAAATATGTAGCAGAGAAAGCTAATACATCTCCAGCCGAAAACTATGCAGGTGCATTATCTCAACTAACACCTGGTGCTATAGAATGGACGCTAGCAGACAAAGAAGACGCTAAAACGCAAGGTGTAGGCTTTGTGCGTATTGTATCGGGAGCTGTAAAAATACATGAAGTAGTTAGCATGTTTGATGATTCGCAGTACGCAGAAATATCAATGCCCTTTAGGAAAGTGTCAGATATTACAAGATTACAAAACGTTATGTACGCTTTAGATTTAAAATTAAGCACTGATTTTTATAAAGAATCTGCATTAGTGGATGTTGGTCAAATAGTAGCTGCAGGCGTACAAGCTGTATCTGTTAAAGATGTAAAAGCTGCTGTTGTGGAAGTGGTAAAATCTTTAGTAGTAAAAGCTATCTTAACAAATCAAGCTGGAATACTTGCTAATTTAATTGTTGCAAAAGATAGCACTAATGCAGATAGAGTAAATATACAACTACCTACCATTGTTAGTTCAAACACTTCCATATTTAGCATAGATGTAGGATATCAATTTAACACTGGGGCAGAATAATGGCATTTTTACATAGATTAGTTGAGTTCAAACTAAATGCACAAGCTTATCCAACAGACGCAGAGGCAGGCATAGAGCTAGATAATAGAGTTTTTCAAAATGCTAGTATAGCATTAAACGGAGGCGTACAGTCTACGCAGTCTAAACGCTTACCAAGCTTAAGCGGTATAACGTTAAAAGGCATAAATAAAGAGCAGTTAGACGCATTATATGTTCTTAATGACTTACCAAAAGGTTATGTTGTAAACTTTACACTTGCAGAAACAGAAGGCGAAGTTACTTATACAGGCACTGTAAATATTGAAGGCGATCTAGTGTATAACTCACAAGCTGGCACTGTATCATTAAGTTTAATGAGCTCTGATGGATTGCCTTTTATACCTATCTAATATTTTTTTAACATACCCATATAGGAATTTTCCATGGCAAAAATATCGGCAGAAGTAGCAGAACAAGAGTATCAAAGATTTATAGATGCTTTAGATTTAGATGAGGAATTAGATAAAGATATCTTAGAAAATGAAGAATCTAAAGCTAGTTTAATAAAGGCTATAAGAAAAACAAGATTATTGATAGATGAAGATGGAACGCCTATTATTAATTTTATCTACTCCAACAAATTAAGATCTAAAAGCAGTAAAGATATTAAACAACTAGAAAACGTAGAAATTAAAATTAGTGGAGAGTTATTTTTTGCATTAGCAAATGGCGGTATTACAGCAGAATCTATAGCAATCTGTACAGGATTAATGCAGAATCAAGTAAAGCAATTAGACCCACGTGATAATATTTTAATTGCATGTATTATAGGTTTTTTTACCGCAAGCTAGCAGACGTTGAAATAATTAACGCAAGCACGGCTAGCTTACAAAGATATAATATGGCGTTTACTTATGCTACAATGCACTACACGTGTTGTCTGGTGTATAACGCTGTATTTGATAGGGATATGACTTACAATGCTTTAAAGGGGTACTATTTATATATTAGAGATTCAAAACTAAAAGAATTGCAAGATGGCTAAAGAGCTAGTAGTAAAAACAGTTTTCAAAGCAGTTGATAAAATAAGTCAGCCTTTACGTCGCATGCAGTCCAGCATGGGCAGGTTTAGTAATACATCTATGCGTTCCATGCGTATGTTAGAAATGCGTTTTAACCGTGTAAATCGCTCAATAGCAAGCATTGGTAAAACTGGGTTTGTAGCAGCAACGGCGGGTAGTGTGGCACTAGGATTGGGCATTAGCAAAGTAGTAAAAGAATTTAGCAAGTTAGAGAACGCAGAAGCAGCATTTACACCTCTACTTAAAAGCGGCAAAAAAGCTAAAGAGATGGTGGAAGCCATACAAGCCACAGCGAGTACAACACCCTTTCAGTTTGAAAACTTGCAAAAATCAGTAGGACAATTATTACCAGTAATGAATGGTGATATACAAAACACAATCAAGACTTTAAGAATGATAGGTGATACTGCTGGAGGTGATGCACAAAAATTAGAAGGAATTACCAGAGGTTTCACTAAAGCTATGCTAAAAGGCAAGGTAGATATGGAAAGTTTCAACATGATTGTTGAGAAGGGTGTGCCTATATTGGATGATTTACGCAAAGTTGCAACAGATATAAATTTTAATAAATTTAAAGGTACAACAGACCAAGAGAAGTTTTTTTCAGCAATGAGACGTGGGTTAATCACAACAGACCACCTTACTAAAGCCTTTGAACGTATAACTTCTAAAGGTGGGATATTCTTTAGAGGCATGGAGATTGCCAGTAAAACTACCACAGGTAAATTATCTACGATGATGGATAACTTTAGCTTAATGTTAGCTAGAGTAGGTGGAGCAATAGCACCAGAGCTAAACAAGTTATTTGATAGTTTGAATAAACAGTTTATAGATTTATCTACTATTTTATCTCAATCTATCAATCAAAAAAAACTAGTACAAACCTTTAAAGATGTATTTGGAAGCATTATATCTATGCTAAATAATGTAGGTGCTACAGTAAAAGCATTATTAAATAATCCCAGCGGCTTAGATAATTTAAAAACAGTAATAGGAGGTATAGTCGGTTTAACTAAGTTTATTATTACTAATGCTACGGAGATAGTTTTTTTTGGTGCTGCATGGGTTGGATTAAGCATAGCAATTAAAGGTGCCGCAGTAGCTATGGGAGCTTACAACATGGTGTTAGTTATTACTAGCAAAATTAGTAAAGCAGTGTTACTTGTAACAACCGCATTAAATATTGCGATGCGAGCAAACCCGATAGGTTTATTAATAACTGGTGTAGCAGCATTAATAGCATTACCTCAACTTATTATTAATAATTGGGACAGTATAAAAAGCTTTTTTTCTAGTATTTGGGATGGCATAAAACGAGGCGTAGGTGTTGCTATAGATGCACTAAGCACTTTGGGTGATTATTTTAATAACTTGTTTAGCGGCATTTTTAGCAAATTTGGGAAACTACTAGGATTAACTAGTAATAAAGGCTTACAATTAAACACAAAGCACACGCAGCAACTACTAGCACCTAGTCCTATATCACAAAGACCAACAGCAGAAGGGTTAAATATTTTAGATAAAGTTACATCTACAAAATCAACTACAGAAAACTTTGTTACTATCAGAGATGAAACAGGAAGAGCAGAAATGCAAGGCTTTCATAATCCCTTTGTTCAACTTTTACCAAGTGGAGCTTAGCAATCATGGCAGAACCTAAAGCCAGTTACAAAAGCGACGCGGGGGGCGTTATAGAAAGCTTTGCATATAAAGATGTTCGCAAAAGCAAAGAAAAACTATCTACTACTTATGAGTTTAGCAATACAAATCAAACGTACGTTCAAACGCTAGGAAGTACAATGTTGCGTTTGCCAGTGGAAATGATTTTTACTAGTTCGGAATATTTGAAAGAAGCAGAAGAGGCTTTTAAAATATTAGATAGTTCAAGCTACGGAATACTAACGCATCCACTTTACGGAGATATTAATGTAGCCGTTGTTGGAAAAATAACAAAAGAAGACAGATTGTTAACAGGCATAGGCTCAAGTATAATTACAGTTACTTTTTACGAGTCTATCAAAAAAGCATACCCAGCTGTTAGCATAGATGCAAGAAGTTCAATTCTTGAAAAACAAGCCTTATTAAATAATGCAGCAGCAGAACAAGTTAGCAAAACTATAGATTTAACTAATCAGACAGACGCAGCAAGTTGGAAAACAAACTTACAGAATGCAATAAAACAAACTAAAAAAAGAGTTAGCACTATAATAGATGGTACTCAAGCAATATCATCAGAAATAAGCATTGTACAGCGTTCTGTAGAGAGCAATATAAACGCTATAGCAGGCGGTGCAGTTGATGCAGCAGGGCAACTATTAACAATAGGGAAACAAGTACAAATCTTTATACAATTGCCAGCACGTTTAAAAATATCTATAGTAGATCGTGCTAATGCATTTATTGATAACTTAAATAGTTTATTAGGATTAAGTGGTAAACCAGATTTAGTAACTAACACAAACAAAAATAATTTTGCTAACGCAGATCTGCAAGCAACAGCAACAATAGCAGCATTAGCAGAAGCAACAATTACAGAAACAGAATTTACTACACAGCAACAAGCTATTGAATATATAGACATACTACTGAATCAAGCAGAAAACTATATTAGCTGGCGTGAAACTCAATACACAAATTTAGCACTTGCAGATGATGATTATCAAACTTACCAACAATTGCAAGAACTTGTAAATTTAACGGCTGGCTACTTGCTAGATTTATCTTTTACACTAAAACAACAAAAAACCTTTGTATGTAATAAAGATTACTCAGTAGTTGAATTAGCTAGCATTTTGTATAGCTCTATAGAGCTTGAACAGCAAATAATTACAGATAATAAATTAATAGGTGATGATCTATTTTTTGTAAATAAAGGTAAAGAAATAATTTATTATGCCTAAAATTTACACAGTAAAAAAGGGAGACACTTTACAACTAATTAGCCAGGTAAGCTATGGCAGTAGTTCTTATACAAGTCTTTTAAACGCTGCAAACCCTAGCATTTTAGATGTTAACAAGCTGCAAGTAGGGCAAGTACTGCAAATCCCAGATAACCCAACACTAGCAGCAGTTACAGTTCCAGCACCTAAAATAAACAATCAAAATATTAGCGTAGTAATTGATGGGAAACTGTTAGAAAATTGGGTAAGCATTGCAATAAATGACCCTCTAGATGGCTTTGACCAGATTACACTGGTAGGCGTGATTGATGACGCTATTCTAGCAGTACTAAAGCCGCTACAGTTCCAAGTTTTACAGTTATTTATAGCTAATAGATTATATTTCACTGGCTACATTATTAATACAGCTAACAGCGTTACATCTAAAGCTAAAACTTTCACAATTCAAGCGATTACTAAGAGTGCGATTATTGAATTTAGCACGGCTACACCGCAAGATTTTAATAATATTAATGTTATTTCTATAGCTCAAAAAATAACGCAAGGACTAGGATTCTTAGTAACTAGCAATGTGATCACAAGCCCTTTTGATTTTGTAGCAAATACAGAAAACAATAAAACAATATTTGACTTATTGAAACCTTTAGCACAAGCCAGAGGCTTAATTTTAAGTAATGACGAGCTGGGAAATTTAGTATTATTACAAGCGGCAAGCAGCACAATAGCAGTAGCAGAGCTAAAAGAAGGAGATGCACCAATTACCAATATATCTCCAAATTATTCAATACTTGAGTACTACAGCCATATCAAAGCAGGGCAAGATATAGAGATGGGAGATATTGAAGCTAGTGAAGCAGTTTTTACTAATCCTTTTTTAAATTCAATTACTAAGACTAAAATAATTCAACTTGATAATATAGATGCCTCAGGTTCAGTTAGTGAGAAAGTGAAACAAGAAGCTAGCAGAATGTTCGGAAATGTATTTAGTTTGCCTATAGATTTGGCGACAATTTACACGCAAAGCGGTGCAGTATGGAAAACAAATACTTTTGTAAATTTAACAGCTCCGAGTGCATTGATTAAAAATAAATATAAATTTATAGTTAAAAATGTTATTATAAACATAACAAGCTCAAGCCAGTCTGCAAGTTTAACATTAGGATTGCCAAATATTTATACAAACACAATACCTACAACATTACCAATTTAATTAGAAAATTATGAGTGGCAGGATAGGCAAAATTATAGAAGTATTAAATACTACTTTAAAAAACGGTGCTAAAGTGCTGGGATTTAGCGTAGATTTTCAAGGCAAAACACACAAAGCATTAAGTACTGGAATAGCTGGAATAGATGCAAAGCCGTTATTAATAGATTACGCAGTAACAATAAAACAAGAACATTCAGGAAATCAGCCGATAGTAGTAGGCACTAACGACACAGCAAGCATGTCGGAAACTGAAAAAGGCGAAATTCAAATATATTCAAGAAATAACGAAGGTATAAAACAAGCTGATATATTAATCAAATCAGACGGAAGCGTTAAAATAAAAAATAATAGTGGCAGCTTTGAATTGAAAGCAGACGGAACTTGTATTAGCAGCGGTGATATCGTGATAGGGGGTATATCATTTTTAGGGCATATGCATAACTACATAGATTCCCAAGGTGCAGCAGCAACACCAGTGCCATCTCAAACAGAGGTAGCTAACTAGTGGACATTGCTTTACATGTAAATGAGAATAATGAAGCTGACATAGCAATCAGTAACGGCTTAGTTGCTACAGATACAGGCATAACAACAGCTATCAATCTAAGCCTATTTGGAGGCAATACAGACGGTTCTAGCTGGTGGGCTGATGAGTTAGATAGTAATTTAGCTAATACTTTAACTAATGAGTTTTTAAGTTTGCAAGATAAAGTTTTAATATCTGCAAATTTACCAGGTTTTCAAGCAGCATTAACAAAAAATTTGCAGTGGATAACAGATAATAGCATAGCTGGTAATTATGTTGTAGAATGCAGCATTATAGATATTACTACTTTACAAATAGATATTTTAATATCAGATTTAGATTTTAAATATACAACATATGCCAAGTTTAAATAGCTTATATGCAGAGATAAAAGCAAGCTTTGCAAGCACTTACAATCAAAATATCAGCCCTTTACCTAAAAGCTTTTTAAATATACTAAGTAAAGTCTTGGCTGGCTTGATGAACGGATTATATAAATATGCTAACTTTACACGTAAACAAATATTTTTGAAAACAGCAAGCTTTAAAGATATAGAATTAGAAGATGGCACAATTATAAATCCACTACGCGAAGCTGCACGTAAATATGGCATTGAAAATCCTATAGCAGCAAGTCAAGCAGAATTAGAAGCACAAGCCGTAATTATAGCACCTGGAACAATTCAAAGCGGTACTCAGCTAACCAACGAATCTACAGGCATTATTTACACAACTACACAAGATTATACTGTAACCAGTGGCACTATTAATATAGCTATTCTAGCGAGCGGTGATGCAGCTAATAAGGGTGGTTTTGGTGTAATTGGCAATATGTCAATTGGTGATATAGTTAAATTTATTAATCCCCAAATTACAGCAGCAGATGCTAGCATAGTAACTATTTTAACTACAGCAGCAGATGCAGAAAGTGAAGAAAGCTATAGAAATAAAGCAATTATAGCAGCTGCGTTAGAAAGATTGCCCAATAATTATTTATGGTATAGGAAAGAAGCTGAAGCCTTAGGAACAGTGCGTGTATATCCTTACACTAGCTCACAACCTGGGAAAATTGACATGTATGTAAAAAGTACTATAGGTTCTTCTGTAATACCAACGCAAACGCAACTAAATGAAGTTTTAAACGCAGTAACTTATGACCAGGCAGGTATTGAGCAATTGCCAGCAAATATTGGCGGCATCAATGTATACACTATTACTTCATCAGATTTTACTATTCAAATTACATCTATTACTACAGAAAACGAAGTGTTAGCAGTGCAGTTAGCAATTACAGCAGCATTGCAAGACTTATTTGCAAGTTATGAGCCTTACAATTCAGCGACGGATGGCATAGCAAGTGCAAGAAAAGATATAATTGATATGCAGCAAATCAATGGCATTGTGTATACGGTTGCTAATAGTTTTGGTGCAACTGTTGGAAGCATTACATTAGTGCATGTACAAGATGGGAACAGCTCTACAGTATCTAAATACTTGCTAGAAAAAAATGAGTTAGCTAATCTATCTAGTGTTAATTATGTTTGATAAGTTTTTAAGATTACTATTGCCAGCCTCCTGGTTTTGGCAGTCAAGCACAAGCAATCTTGGGAAGTTGTGGGAATCTATAGCGGCCGTAGCAGATACTACTAAAAATTATTTACTGGGAAGCGTTACCGACTCTATACCTTTAAAAACTTTAGAATTTGAAAAATGGGAAGAGGAGTTGTCTTTGCCAGCCAACACGACTTTAATAGATGAGCAGCGTAGGCAAAGGATAAGCGGCAAATTATTAGAAACAAATGTAGGCACAATAAATAGCATACAAACAAAATTACAACAATATGGCTTTGATCTATATGTACACTCACCTTTTCAGAATAATGTTTTAGTAAATCCAAGCAATTATTTAAGTACTGCAAGCACTATACCTGAGATGATATCGTTAGGAGATGATGCCTGGGGATATTTAGGGCATGAAAATGCAGTATTAGGGTATAGTGCAGCTACTCCAAAAGGTTACCCTCTCGTTAATATTGATTACAAGATAGATAATGCCCTTATAAGCTTGGGCTGTGAGTGGGGATATTTAGGGCATGAAAATGCAGTATTAGGGTATAGTGCAGCATCTAGCATTGTAAATGAAAAAAGGGTAAAATACATTCTTCCGACTGATGCAAATCTATACCAATATTTTATTTATATTGGAGCTGCAAACTTCGGTGATTTTGTTACTATATCTAAAACTAGACGCAACGAGCTAGAACGGCTATTATTGCAAATAGTCCCCGCACATATTTGGATCGGCATGTTAATAACTTTTACATAAATTAATTATGACAACAACACCACAGGATTTAAATAACACCAATGCACCGATCGTTAGCACAAGTCCATATGGCACTGGTAAAAACTCTACGCAGCCAACAGTCAAAGACGGTACACCTATTACAGCCCTCTGGTTTAACCAGTTTATGAATGGCACAGCAGTATCACTATTAAGAGCCGCAGGTATTATTCCTAACAGCGTCGTAGATAACGCAGATATCTCACAAATATCACAGGCTATACAATCAGCAATAGCCAAAGGAAACTTAGTTAATGATATTTCTACGCAGGAAAATATTATAGTTTTAAGCAGCTTTAGAGATGCAGCAAACGGATACAATTTAACTCACCCTATAGCGGTTTTGCAAGATAAGCAGCAGTTTAGGTTTGTAGCGACGTTTACAAATACTAGCACAAGTGTAACACTAAAAGGCTCTCAAAATTTGCAAGCTAAACAAATTATAAATGTACAATCTGGTGATATATCGGCAGGAACTTTGTATATAGCTACATATTCGGGCAATGACACAACTGGAACTTTTGAAATTAGACCAGAAGTTTTTGCAGCTATTCAAGATAATATTTTAGATAATGGTGATTTTGTTATAGCTCAACGTGGCACTAATTTTACAGCAGCTACAACATTCACAAATGCAGACGGAAATTATACGCTTGATAGATTTAAAGTTATAGATTCTAGAGCTGGCTCGGATGTTGTAGATATCTCACAAACTAAATTAGCGTCTGAATTGCCAGCAGAAGCAAGAGCAGCAATTACATTTACGCATCAACGTCAAAATGAGCAAGCTGGTCTAGTTCAATACTTAGATTACGACACAACACGTACTTTATTAAATAAAGATTTATCTTTATCTTTTGAAATTTATAATTCAGATTCTGTTACACGTAACTTTAGAGCTGCAATATTGAGCTGGCAAGGTACAGCAGATGATATGCCAAACGATCCAGTTAGCACGTGGCAGACCGCTGCAAATTTAGGCTTTGCGACTAATTTTACCACAGAAAATACTACTACAACATTAACAGCTAATGCAACATCATGGAATAGATTCACAATTAATGGCGTAAATATTGACACAGCCAGCACTAATAATCTAGCTATTGCAATTTGGACTGATGAGACCATGGCTAATGGTTACGAGTGGCGAGCTACTAAAATTAAGCTAGAGCAGTCTAATATAGCTACTACTTGGAAAGCTAAAGCTGTAAATGAAGAGCAATCTAATTGTGCGCTATTTGTAAGTACAAGTTTTAAAAACGGAATTATCAATAGTTTGGCAAATACATTAAATTTCAGCAGTAAAGCGAATAGCGCTTTTTTATTGACTAACCCGACCATACAATTTCAATGTAAAATGCGTGTGCCTCCAGTTGTAACAACATTTTCACCTATCAGCCAAGCTGCTAACAAAATGGCGAGGTATGACCTCGGTAGTGCTTACTTAGCCGATGAAGATGTGTTTTACACACTTATCAGCGACCAGAGAGTAGAAATCTCAGGCAATGGAACTTTACCTTTGAATGATTTTTTCTATCGTTTACATTATTTTGCATCAGCAGATTTATAATTATGAGCGATTACAATTACTATATACGTTTAAATCCTGATAGCTTAATTACTTATGCGTATGTAAAGCCACGTAATCAAGATAAAGAAGATGCAGCCGATATACCTTACAAAGTAAATCAGGGCAAATATTGGGAGCTTCCAAGCGATATATATAACCAATACAACGAGTATAAATGGAAGTATATATCTTACCAAGACCCAGACCTAGAAGAGCAAACAGAGCCAACTTTAGCGTGGTGGGAAAATGACTTGTTAGAGAAGTGCAAAGATTATTATTTAAATAATCAAAATATTAGGCAATGCACAATTACCAGAGCTGATATAAAGCCCGTTTATTATTCTGTAGATAGAGATGCGATAACAGACACTGGAAGTACAGCGGCGAGCGGTTCAGGTTACATTTATAAAGACGAAAGTACAGAGCAAGATATTAATTTAACTAATCTTGAAATAACTCAAATTTTTAAATTTATACATCATATAGCTATTACAAATAAGCAGCACTATGTAGAGCATAAAAGAGCTATAAACGCACTAACTAGCAACTTAGAATATAATTACAAATCTAATTATTTAATTAATCAAGTAATTAATCTAGATGCAAATTAAAGCAGATTTTAGAGATATAAAAAAACTAGAGAACTTTTTAGAAAAATTTAATAGAACAGGCGTAAAATTTGCAACACGCAACACTTTAAATGCTTTGGCTTTTGATGCAATGCGTGAAGCTAAAAAAGTTGTCGGAGATAGTTTTATTAATAGGAATACTTTTACAGTACGCAGCATACAAGTAAATAAAGCAGGCTTCGGAAATGTAAATAGTATGCAATCTGAAATAGGAAGTACGCAGCAGTATATGGAAAAACAAGAAGAGGGAGGCATAGTTAAAGCCAAACAAGGCTCTAAAAATTTAGCTATAGCAACAACAGCAGCAGCGAATCAAATAGGCAATAGACGCACCAGGCTAGTTACACGTGCTAACAAGTTAAGAAATATAGTACTACGAGATAAACACAAATTAAATTTTATACAAAATAAAAAGCAACGTGCAGTAGGAATTATAGCAAACGCAAAGAAAAATAAACTCAAGCATTTTTATCTCGATTTAGGTGATGCTAAGGGCATTTTTTCATTAAAATCTGGTAAGCTAAAAATGATTTACAGCTTAAAATATACGCAGCGAAAAATAAAAGCCACGCACTGGCTAAGCAATTCTAGCGAAAAAGTTGCAAAAAATGCTTTACAGATTTATAATAAACAACTAGAGATCCAAATAGATAGAATTATTTTTTGAAAAATGGCAACAAGATTTACACTAACCAATGCAGCTGTTAGCAGCGTTTATGACTTAAAAAAAGTGCCTTTGAATGATTTAGGTAATTCATTAGTTTTTAATGTTGCGAGTACTTCAAATTTTGATGGTGCTATTTTAAAAGTAAAATTGTATGATGATGCAGATAATACAAGCTATTTAAATAATTTTAGCACTCAATTATCTGTAGCAGGTATAGCACAACCGCAGGGTGTTGCAATTACTCAAGCTGTAGGTGGTGTACGCTTAGAAGTATCGCAGCAGGGTTTTATTGAGTTTTATATAGATACTCCTACAGCTAATACTAGTATAAATATCTGGGTTGATAATCTAAATATAGATGCAGTAGTTTCATGATAACATCAGCAGTTTTACCAATTGTTTCACCTATTAATTCTAGCATGCTAGGCAGCTCCACAGATAGCACACCCGTCGATGCTATAGTGAATTTATTGTTTAATGATAGCACGGGTTTAGCAAATGCATTACAAAATAATTTAGGCAGCATAGGCACCTTATTAATCAACGATAGAGAATAGTTATGGCTGATAAGCAGATAGGGCAACTAGAAGATGAAAAAGTACAGCCGCTGGACACTGATTACTTAGTAGTTGACAGCAACACAGGCAGCACTGACCCAGCTACTAACCTGCCGATTTACGCAACTGCTAAATTGCCAGTTGCAGGTTTACAAGCTTATTTATTAGATCCGGCTATTACAAGCGTAACAAACAAAGCACCCACTTCTAATGCTATTAAAGAGCAACTAGATAAGCTAATACCGTTTGAATTTGCGTTAGTTGCTCCACAGTCAGTTTTTAATCTTGTACATAATCACAACGCAAATGTTATTAGTATTAAATTTACAGACGCAGCAAATCCTTTAAATGCTCTCGGTTCTGTACCAGATTATTTTGAATCTATAGATAAAAATAGCGTGTCTTTTACTACTGATATACCTTTAGAAACAGGAACAAAAATAAAAATTTACTTTAACTTTTAAAAAATTATGGCAAACAATATTCAACAAGTAAACTTAAACGATATACCACTTTTAAACTTAGTTACTGAATCTGTATCAACTAATTTTGCAGGCGTAGATTTGATAAATGGTAAACTTGGTTACAATGTTACAAATAATGAACTGATTACAGTAATAGCTGGTGCAGTAGTTACAATGCTAACTAGCGGAGATATAGCAACTGGTGCAGATATAACAGCAGCTACAGCTGGCAAACTAATAGATGTATCTTTAATAGCTAGATCTGGCGATACACCTGCTAATTTCAACTTAGTCCTGCCCACTTTGCAACGTGTCATTGATGAAGTAGTTGCCAGCAACGTAGGAGACGTAAAAATTAGAGGGGGGCTAGTAGGTACTGCAAACTTAACGGGTAATTCCACAGGAAACGCATACCTAGACGCTGTATCAAACGTATTAGCAGGTGATAAATTCATTATTACTACTGATGGCAATTTGACAGTTTCAGACGGAACTATAGCAGTTAAAACAGGCGATACAATTACAATGCTAAACGCTAAATCTAAAGCCACTTTACTAATTGCAGATGTATTATTTGTTGATGCAGGAGTAATTCATGCTATAGATGTAGCTTTTGACAATTCAGGCAGTAATTTAGTAGCTATTAATTCTAGTGCAGCTATAAAAGAAGTTAATGCAAAATTTGCAAGTTCTTTTTATGAGCAAAATGGGTTGACATTTACAGCATCTCAAATACTTACAGTGGTGCATAATTTAAACTCTGCCAAAATTAGCGTAAAAATGGCGGTTACAGGCTCGGGCGTATTTAATGAAGTTGGTGTGAATAGTGCAAGCAGAACAGTAAACCAGTTTGCAATTCAAATTGATGTAGCGGGCACGTACGATATTTTAGTTACAAATTTAGTAAAAGTATAATATGAAGTTTTTGCAAACGATTGATGCTGCAGGTGGCATAATTGCGTTATCGCACAGCGGCAATCCCGAAAATTCTAAAATAGGGTCAGTAGGGCAACATTGCAGAAACACAATAAATGATGACGTATATTATAAAGCGACTGGGAATTATACAGCAACAGGCTGGAAATTAATTACAGCAGGTGGTAGCAGTTCAAGTATCCCGCCCAAAGTTACGGCTTATTCGGCTGGCAGTTACTACTTTACTCCTTCAGCTGGAGCAGTTGCAACAAAAATTCAAATGCAGGCAGCAGGCGGCGGCGGCTCAGTAACTAGCGGTAATGGCTCGGCACTGGGCTGTGGTGCTGCTGCTGGTGCTGGTGGTGGGAATTACTACGAAGCCATGGTTAATCAAGCTTTTCCTATATCATCAATATCTATTACTGTGCCCTCAGCAGTACAACCGCCCGCGTCGACAGGAGACGGAGCCACGGGCGGTTCATGTACCTTTGGCAGTTATTTGTCAATCACGGGCGGCGGCGGCTCACGGCAAATTACAGGTGGATACGTGGCTTTAATTTATCAAAGCTACGCTCCTAACGCGTCAGTGATAAATTGGGGCAATATAAATGTAACTGAAATACTAAACAAAATAGGGCAAGAGGGCGGTTCTCCCTTTGTTCCTTACTATAACGTTAACAGCTTAATTGTGGGCGGTCGTGGCGGCGACAGCCATTGGGGTTTTGGCTCAGGGTCGGAAGCAGCAATTTACAGTGCTTCCAGGGTGGGGTATGTGAGCATACAAAGAGCGGTGCAAGGATACGGCGGCGGCGGTGCAGGAGCAGCTGTCGGGAATAGAACAGCGACTGCAGGGACGCCTGGCGGAGCAGGTAGATTAGTTATCACTGAATATTTTTAATACATATAACGTACAACATGGATACAGCATTAGAAGATGAAAAGGCTAGCAAAAAAGTAATGGAGCAGCTGTTGCAAGCAAATAAAGCAGCGTATGACTTACAATGTCAAAAAACTTTAGACGCGGAAAAATTAATAGATGCTAACTCAGCTAAAGAAATAGCAGTAGAAGAAATAAAAATACAAAGAAAAACAGAACAATATGCACCCGTTGAATACAAGGGTAATTTGTATGCTGCTACAGAAAGAGCGCAAAATAATTTAGGACACGCTATTTCAATTTCAGATGCTAGTAGTTTCGAGTGGCTAGATGTTAACGGCAATCTTGTTGTTTTATCTCGTGCAGATATTCAAGCTATAAGATTATTCATACTTCAGCGAACTAAAAAACTTTATTTTAAAGAAGCTAACGATATAAAGATTTTAAATGCTATATAAAAACGAGTATACAGCACTTTGCAAACATGCTCAAAAACACCCTATTATTTTGCATGTCAAACGTAAAGGTACCGCTTTATTACCTGGAGTAATTCAATTTTTTAGCTATGTAGCTTGCACATATAGTTTATATTTTAAACTACGGTTAAAAGGAAATAAGAGAGCCTTTAGTTTAGCGTTTAAACGTGCCAAACGATTTAATGTAAATCACACTGCATGTATATTTTATTCTAACGAATTTAGAGAGCTATATGTATTTCAAAATAACAAATCTACTAATTGCCATATTTTACCTTTATCAAAATACTTAGAAACAATTGATGCAGAAATTAGAGCAGATATTTTACTAGATAAAAAAATTAGTCAAGAGATTTTATATGAGCATATTAATTTTCTAAGTAAAAATATTAAATACAGTATTAAGTCTGCGATAGGCAGCTACTCAATATTTAAAAAAAGCGTAAACGAATTTAATAACTTACAACAATACTGCACCCAGTCAATTTTAGATCTTTATGAAAAAAGCTGCGTAGATTTAGAGTTCAGCAATTATACAAATATTAATAAACAAAACGATAAAATAACGCCGCGTGAATTATGTCAAGCTTTATATTTTAATAATAAAAATTTACAAGGCACTATAAAAGTTGTAAAGTTACAATAATTTTAATTTTAATTTTAATTTTATGTTTCATTATGTTTAGCTGGTTTGCTGGAAAGTCGGATTTATTAGATAAAGCTGCTGCTGGAATAGATGCGTTAATTTTAACAGATGAAGAACGCATTACATATAATTTAAAAAGACAAGAGGCATTTTTAGAGCTTGAAAAAGAAGTAAACAAGCAATCAATGCCACGGGCGTTAACTCGTAGATATTTAGCTTTGCTGGTTACAATACCTTACATTTTAGCTGTTATCATTAAATCTGCTATAGAGTTTTTATCAGCTTTGGCCATTATACCCCTTGTAGATTTATCCAACGTAGCTAGTACTTTAGAGCTTTACACAACGCCCTTTAGCTGCATTATAATTTTTTACTTCGGCACGCATATTGTAGACAGAATAAAAAAATGATTGATGTAAAATCTGCAACTATTTCAGTTCTGTCAGTATCAACATTAACAACATATCTACAGCAAAATTTAAACGCAGAACTTGCACTTGTGATAGTCGGCATAAGTACTTTATTAGGCATGTGTTTGACTGTAATTTATCATCACGATCGTATTAGTACGTTATTTGCAAGCGTCGGATTAGCTGCTGCATTGTTCGGATTCTTGCCAGCATACACTTTTTTATCATTACATCTTCAAGATATTACAGCATTTTGTACTAGTTTATTTCTATCTTTTATAACTCCCTTTCTCACTGTCTACTTGCTAAAAAGTAGGGTATGGTTAGATATTACTACATTATTAGAGCAAGTAATATTTGCAAAATTAAAAAAGATACTAAATAAATTATTATGATTACATGCTACTCTTTTATTGCAATTTGTTGCTTGCTCTGGATTGCGTTAACAGCAGATGCGATCGCAGGGCAATGGCATAATAAACAACGAGGCTTAAATTTTTGGATAAATATAATATTAATGTGCAACGCTAGTGTTTTAGCTGCGATGATAGTGGGTGATGTAGTTTATAATATTCAGATGCAGCTATTAAGCTTTATAATTTTAATAACTAATCTGTTTATTTTTTACACTCTACGCAAATTAATGAGACGCAGACAGTTAGCAAGCTGCGGTAAAAATTTTAATAAATTACTAAGCAGATGTCATTTAATATCACAAAAAAAACAAGGATTTATAAATAAAATTATTAGCTCTTAATTGTATAAAGAACTTGCTTTACTGAAAAATAAGGTTACAATTAATGTATAATTTATATAAATATAAGGAGTTAAAAAATGATAAATAGCATTACTAATGTTTTATTGCTTGCACAATCAGCAAAACACACAAGCAATAAAGATGCTTTGCAAAATATTTTACGATTAGTTGAAGGTGCAATATACTCAACACTAGATAATAAGTTTTTAAACGAGAATTATAGACTAAAACTACATTATTATGCTTGCATGCTAGAAAAAAAATTATTAGGAATATAAAATGGATTTATTAACTCAAATTATACAGCTAAATGAAGGCTATTGCAGCACTATTTATAAATGTCCAGCAGGCCGTGAAACGTTTGGTTATGGCACTTCATTAAATGAAGAGAGAAAAAAAGAAGTTGAAGCATGCAGGCAGGGCGAGTTAGAGGCATTAGCAACTAGTTATTTTCAAGATGATGTTACAGCACTATTAGTAAAGTTAAGAGCGTTTAGCTGGTTCACAGAGCTTTCTGAACTCAGGCGTGTAGTAATTGTAGATCTAGCGTATCAGATGGGAATTCATGGGTTGTTAGGATTCTCAAAAATGATTGCAGCATTAAAAGAACAAAATTTTGGACATGCACACGATGAGCTTTTAGATAGTTTATATCATGCTCAACTAATAAAATATGCATATAAAGACGAGTGTCCAGGAATTTGTGAGATGCATAAAGGAGCTTTAATTCTCTGGTTTAACAATTTTTTAAATATTGATGAAAAACAGTTACGCAGTACCGCCAACGCTCAAACATTAATGTTTGATAAGCCGCTAGGCAAATATAAAGATTTAAATTTAGTATGAGCATATCATTTTACCCTCTTATTAAAAGGGCGTTAAAGCGTGAATTAAAGAACGCAGTCAATATTGACTTAGGCAAGAAATTTATAACTGTCAGTGATTGGCATGCTGGCAAAAAAGACGGAGCTGATCAATTCAAACAGTGTGAGGAGAGCCTCCTTCTTGCACTCAAACACTACGAATATAAGGGATATTATCTTGTAATTGCTGGCGATTTGTTCGAAATGACGGAGCAAGACGATATAGGAAAAATAATAAAACTCTACGAACATATTTTTGCTTTCATAAAAGGGCACCAACGATTTAAAGGTGTTTGTATTTTAGATAGTAATCATAACCCGAAACTGCTGCAATGTGATTATGTTAAAAATATAATAACAAAAAATTTATACAAATCAATAAAATGTAATAACATTTTAATAACTCACGGGCATAGAGGAGAGATAAATATTCCTTTTACTAATTTAGGTATACGCATTTTTGCCTGGCTGCAACGCAAAGATTATTTGAAATCTAGAGATCTTAAAAGAACAGCTAACGATATATCACGCAGGCATTGCAATAATTTGCACAAAGCTCAGCAGGCATTAAAAATAAATTTAATATGCGGTCATACGCATAACCCACGGATTGAGCATACTTATATAAATTTGCATAATAAAAAACCGATCACAAGTAAATTTTATGCTAACTCTGGATTTTGCAGTTATCTAAATGGCAGCGTTGACGTATTAGAATACACAGATGGAATGCTAATTTTACAAAAATTTAAAAAATAAAACATGAGAAAAATTATACTAACGTTATTGATCTGTTCACTAAGTACATCTAGCCAAGCTGATTTGTTCACAGCTAAGTATCATGATTGCTATGACGGCGACACTTGTACAGTTGATTTACTACGCAATGAAACAAAAGGTTATGCAGTACCACACTTTTTTGGACAACGTGTAAAAATAAGGTTTTCAGGCATTGACACGGCAGAAATTAGAGGCAAATGTATAAAAGAAAAGATATTAGCCAAAGCTGCTAAAGAGTTTACAAAAAAGCAACTTTCTAATGCTAAAAAAATATTCATAGATACGGATAAAGTTGATAGTTTTGGTAGATATGTAGGCGTGATATATGCAGATGATAGAATCAATAGTATCAATCAAATGCTATTAAATAATGACCTGGCTGTAATTGAGAAAAAAGGGTATAACGACTGGTGTAGTTAGATATAAAATGCTATAATTTAAGCAGTGTACAACCCCTTTAATCACCTAAACTCTGGGGAAATCTCTCCAGTGTGTACGCACATGTTCAAACCGTTTTTACGGTAAAAGTTATGGGGTAGGTGTAGGGTAGTAGTTAAAAGTGCTTAGATGTCAGACTATAAATGTAACTCCTAAACGCATCAATAGCAGCTTTATAACCTAATGCTATACAAGCATATCCACCACACGCTTTAAACGCTCTTAAGAACTCTAGTTGCTCTTTACTGATAGTGCTTTTAGTGTGATCTTGTCGTTTTAACTCACAAGCAAAGTTTCCTATAATTATATCACTAGCCCCCGTTGTCATACCTGCAGCTTTTTCTTTAGATACTTGATATAGTGTACGTTTCCCTTCGTTCCGTGGGTGTAATGCAATTCTTCCGTATGTCGCAGGGTATAGTTTTCTAATTTCATTAAAGAAAGTAGATTGTTCTGCTGATTCGGGCGGGCATTTCCCACGGTGCGTAGTGTCTCCAAAAACTGCAATATCACTCGGAATCTTCATCTCTGTTGTGTCCTTGAACTTTAAAAAAATCACTTGACTTGCGTTTAGAATAAGTTAGCGTTTTAGGGCATGTAAAAGAATTTAATGCTATATCTGCATACTCTTCTACCGTGTCAAAAATTTTATTAGTTGTTTCGTAACAAAAATCTCTCCATACTTTTGATGCCTTGGGCTGATACCACGCTGTAAACTTGTGATAGTCTGTAACATACATTACTTTTATAGTGTTATTGCCAGCTTTTGAAACCCACTTTGTCCAGCTCGCACTAAGTACTTTATTTGTGCTTGAGGTGTGAGGGTCTTGCTTCATTTTTACAAAGTCTAGATGTAGTTTTTCGTTAGGGTCTATCAGTTCAGCTTTGCAGTGTTCGCAATATCTTGCAGCAATATCATTATCACCTTTACATTCAGGGCATTCTTTAGAACTCCATCTATGTTCGCACCTATAACTATTTAACCCTTGCATTATGTATCCACAGCACCTTCTGCCGTAGTGTGAGGGAACCTCTAGCCCGTTTTGATCTTGCAGTATATTGCCGGCTAGATCTATAAAATACCCTTCTGGTGAGACTTCAAATTCTTCTGGGTTATAACGTGAACTGAACTCATTAATACAAAAGCAAACAGAGCAAGCAACACTTACCAGAGCTGATTCTTTTTTGGATTTGTTTTTTACGTTAGGTTTAAATATGCTATCAAATAATTTATGTTCTTCTACGTTATTCGCATAATCTAACACTAAGAAGTTTTTTTTATCTTTGTGCAATCTAGTGCCACGACCTATTATTTGTTGAAATAAACCAGCACTTTTTGTACTACGCAATACAGCAATTACATCAACATGCGAAGCGTCAAAGCCTGTCGTTAAAGTTCCAACGCTAACAAGATATTTAAATTTTTGTTGTTTGAAGTCGCTTATTATTTGCTCACGCTCTTTACTGTTAGTGTCTCCTATTACTATTCTGCTGCCATCTGGCAGACTCTCCAAACATTCTTGTGCATGTTTTACTGTAGCACTAAACACCATAACGCCTTTTCTCATTGCAGCATGTTTGACTATATCTTGTATTATGCTAGCTGTTTTACGTCCTTGCCCCTCAAATACTTGCTCATATTCTGCTTGCGTGTGTTTGCTAATATTGCTTGTGTCATAGCTTGTAAAATGCTTAGGGTCTAGTAAAGGCGGTGTCAAATACCCAGCAGCTATAAGTTCTTCTGCCTGGATCTCGTATACTTTGCTATGAAAATATGGCTCACAATCGGACGCTATAGAATTATTTACTCCGTACTTATATATATAGCCTGAATTTAGTCTGTAAGGTGTTGCAGTCATGCCTATTACTCTAAGCTTAGGATTAGACTCAAGCATGGCAGTAAGAATAGTAGTTAGTGTAGGGGTTATGCCATGAGCTTCATCTATAATAACGCTTGCAAAATCGCCTTTTGTAAATTTGTTAATACTATTTTTTACAGATATAGGAGTGCCAAATATTGTGTTAAAACGCATAGACTTACCTAGGCTGGCACTAAAATAACTAGCTTTTTCTCCATACTCTTTTGTATATTTGTTGAAATTTTGCTCTGTTAATTCTTTGCTAGGTGCTAAACATAACACACGTTTGCCACTTTTCTTTTGTATGAACTTAGCTAGTTCTGCTACAATTAAGCTTTTACCTGCACCTGTTGCTAGCTCAAGAACACACGGCTCAACGGACTTCTTAAGATGACGTAACACAGCGTTTACAGCGTCTTGCTGATAGTATCTAAGTTTCATATATTAAACGCTTATTTTCCAGTAACTACTACCAGGTTTTCTATACTCTTCCAAGTCAACATTTTTTAGCTCTTTAATTTTCTTATAGTCAATTGTGCCTTTTCTTTCTACTTTTGTAATCTTGCCAAAAGTTCCTAAGTCTTTGCCGCGTTCGTCTGCTATTTTCACTATTATTTCTGCCATTTCTTTTTGCTTAACAGTTAATTCTTTTATATCTGCATTTAACTCTTTATATTCAACTAATAAACGTATAAGTTCTGTGTTGTCTTCTTCTCTTTCTGTTAAATATCTATCGTAAAATGCTTTTAGCTTTGGTATATTTGTTTCTAGCCATTTTTGATCTAGCTCAACACGTTCCAAGGATTCAGCGTACGGACTCCATTGATAAAAATCACACCATTTACGACCAGTGCAGTACATCTCTAGCTGGATTTGAGTATAGTAATGCTGTTGTTCGTGTACGCTTTTGAAAGTTTCAGCATCTTCTTTTCTTTTTCCAAACGGGCATTTAATCTCTAGCACTCCATCCTTCCCTAGTAAGCCATCAGGACTGGCACCCAGCCAAGGCAGCGTAGCGTGTATATGGAACCCTGTTTCTTCTACTTTATCTTTAGCGTGTAAAAAATTGTAATCAGTTAATGCGTATTCTTCAAAGTTATTGCCGTAGTCCATCGCTGGATTGCTTAGATTTTCACCTTCAGCACCTTTGTATGCAGCTATCATATCACGCATCACGCTGGCAGCCGTAGCGAACGGACTAACACCTAATATAGCACCTGCACGGCTTCCAGTTATACGCCCTTGTCTCTTTTTGTGCCATTCTGTAGTTCTTTGCTGTTCCATATGGAAAGGGGCATTACACCCCTATTAAATTTAAAATACTATATCTTCGTCATATGCTGGCTTTTCAGCTACTTGTGCTTTATGCACTGCTGGAGCTACTCCAGATACCCAGTTCCCTTTTTTATCTCCCATCTCCCAAATTTGTAAATTTATCATCATAGGTTTATTAGCTAAAGCAAGCATTAACACGCTATCTCCTGGTTCTTTGCCAGACGCTAGTAACTTACCGCCACAATTTGCATCTATAGCGAGTAACATTTTTTTACTACGTTCTACTACTGCATTCTCGGTGCCTTTTACTCTTGCTGTGGCATCTTCAAAGCATTTTATTTTCTGGTATACTGTTCTGTTTTCTGCAGCACCTTCTAAAATAACCCACTTAGCATTTACATAACTGCCTATTTTGTCATATTCAGCAAGTCCGATTTCTTCAATCATCGCTTTATATTGCCCCTCTGCTAACACTTCAAATGCATTGACACCGCTGTATTCTTTACTAACTTCTATTCCACTAAAAAAACTCATTACTTCACTCCTTGGTTATTATTAAAAAATGGTATTAGACCCAGTAACGGATTTTTCCCTTGCTCAACTAGCACAGATTCAGTAATTCCATATCTATTTTTAGAGACATTCTCTGCGACAACATGGCAAACTAATTCACGTTCTCCCGTAGCGATTCCTCTTTTAGTTTTTGAATTTGCACGAGTCTTAACAAAAGTACACAACTTAATAAAACCCACTAAATCCACGTCGTCTACATAAGGGCTAACGCTTTTTTTATTCAAACGCAAACAAAATCTAGTATATCCACTTTCTTGATCCGGTAACTCTATGTTTTCCGTGTCAGCATGTGCTATAAAGACTATAGTCATTTTCTTTTTAGAGACTAAAAGACCTACACCTTTCCGCAATCTATTATGCAACGCAGTAACCGCAGCAATTCCACTACCGTAGCCTCCTAATGCCTGGTTTATGCTCGCTGGATTACTAGGATCTGATTCTAAAACATCTTGCATAAATATCTTATCTAATGCTGTAACACTATCAATTACAAGAGTTTTATAATCATGCTCTTCTGCCATTAAGGCCTTTAGTTGTTGCCATAAGTCGGTAGCTGTTTTTACAGTCGGTAATGCGTCAGGCCTCACGTTTTCAGGTACAGATTGTAGTCCCTCTTCTGCACAAATAAAAATGGGATGAGGAAAGCTTGCTGCGAGACTTGTTTTCCCTAGTCCTGCATCTCCTAGTATAGTTATGATCGGTGCGTTATCTTGCGGTTTAGCTGCTTGTTTTAATATACTCATTTTTTTCCTTTTAATTGTTAATCACTACGCATATATTAAGCTATCTTTGTTGACTAGTCAATAAAAAAAAGCTACTATATGAATAAATTCATTAACAATTAAAAAAATATCATGAGCTTAATACAACTAATAAGAGATAAACAAAAAAAAGAACTTTTACGCTTAGTAGACCATTTTGGTAGTCAGTACATGTTAGCTAAAGAGTTGGGTGTATCTAAGCAGGTAGTGAATGGCTGGACAAAAAGAGGCCGTATATCAGCAACAGGAGCAAGAAAGATAGATAAGCTATTACACGGAGTATTTAAAAAAGAGGATTTAAGACCAGACGTGTATAACTGGGATAAGTAATGTATCAGGATTATGTTGAAACGGGTATGCGTGTGTTTGCTTTGCACAAGGTGGAAGAGGGGGTGTGTGGTTGTGGTGATGTAAAGTGTAAAGCATTGTGCAAGCATCCGCGGGCTAGGAATTGGCAAGCTACACCTTTATGGGAGCCAGAGCAACTAGAGGCACAAGAAAGGTTCTTTAAAAGTGGATTTGGGGTATTAGTAGAGGGCTATCTTGTTATAGATGTAGACGCTAGAAACGGAGGGTTACAGGGCTTAGAAGCTTTAGAATTAGCTTTCCCAGAATTATTAATGTCCTGTGAGTTTATTGTAAATACGGGCAGCGGTGGAGGCTCTAAACACTTATATTTTAAACTACCCGCAAGCCAACAAAAACTAGTCCAGACGCACAAGAACTTTTTAGGAATTGACTTTAAAACAAGTGGATTTGTTGTAGGTGCTGGGTCTATTCATAAAAGCGGCAATAAGTATAAAGCTGTATTAGGCATGCCTGGTGATATAACAGAAGCTCCACAAGTTTTAATAGAATTGTTACAGCGTCCACTTCACCACAAAGCAGAGTTTGACGGCTCTAAAATAGAGTTTACAGAGATACAGTTAAAAGAATTGTTGCAGTATATAACTAATCATGACGCGGCTTATGAAAAATGGATCCAGGTTGGCATGGCTTTGCATGATTGTACAGCTGGCACTGGCTTAGAGCTTTGGAATTCATGGAGTAAAAGCACAACACCTACAAAACATGACGATAATACATCCCAGAAGTCCTGGCATAGTTTTGGCAAGTCTGTAAATAAAATAACCGCTGGAACACTGATACATTTAGCACGTGAAAATGGTTATATTATGCATAGCAACACGCAGCCAGAAATTACTACTTCTAAGCCTTCTAGTGTAGATTTACAGAACCCCCCTGGCTTTGTGGGTGAACTGTGTGCATGGATTAATAATCAGTGCTTATATCCACGTAAAAACCTTGCTGTAGCGGCTGCACTGCAAATAGTTTCTAATCTTGCTGGCATGCGTTTTGCTGATGCGATGGACGGTGTAACCAGTAATTTGATAAGCTTCTGTGTGGCTGGAAGTGGCACTGGTAAAGAAAGTTTATTGAAAGCGTTTAGCGAGTGTATGCGATTAGTTGATTTACATCCTGCTATGTACGGCTCTTTTAAGTCAGAACAAGAGTTATACCGCAATTTGATAAGGCACCAGGGAGCTTTTTATGCTATAGATGAACTGGGCATCCACTTAAGCAAGATTAAAAACGCAAGCACTAAAGGAGGTGCTAGTTACTTAGAGGGCTTGCTAGGTGCTGTTATGAGTGCTTCTACTAAAGCAGATAGTTTTTTAGCAATTACGGGAGATTTAAAAGAGGAAATAAGAGCGTTGATTAGTCGTGAGCTGGTAAGTGTAAATAAGCAATTAGACGATAAGCCAAGCACTTATTTAGAAAGTAAATTAATATCTTTGGAGCGTCAACTAAAAACAATTGACAATGGTATTGAGAAACCTTTTTTGTCTATTTTAGGTTATACAACCCCCTCCACTTTTGATAATTTGTTTGATTTTGAAACTGCCACAAACGGCTTTTTATCTCGTGCTTTAATATTCAAGGAGCAAGACAATAACCCACGGCGTAAAGAAGATTTTAAAAAACAAGAGATGAGTGAGCAACTAAAAAGAGGTCTGCAACTTCTGGCAAATGGGGGAAAATATAGTGTTACTGATGAGATGAAAGCACGTATTGAATTTTTAGACGAGAAAACACCCATTAGCACAACTCCAGACGCTAAGAATAAGCTGCAGGAAGTATATCGCCATTTTTGGAACCAGGCTGAAGAGTTAATGTCTAAAAGCGGCCTTGAAGCTATACCGCGTCGCGGCTGGGAATTAGTATCCAAAGTTAGTTTAATTCTTGCTTTAAAAACTGGCGTTAGAGAGCTGCAAGATGTGGTATGGGCTTTTGAACTTGTGAAGTGCGATATTGACTCTAAAATCTCATTAGCTACTGCTAACACGTCCGACAATATGCTTGAACAGCTCTGTAATAAGATTGTAGGCAACTTAGGGAAAGAATGGACACTACAAGGTACGTTAAAGAATAAATGCCGCTCTTCAACAGCAGAGGAGTTCCAAGCTGCATTGGATTACTTAGTAGCTAACACGATCATCGCAAAACAAGAAGTACCACACTCCTCTAAAAAATCTATCTCAGTTACTAAATACCTCAAACTTTAGAAAAAAACATATTGACTCTGGGTGCTTTTTGGCACTCATTGCATTTCTACGCTCTTTTTTTGCTTAAAATATCTAGATAGTTCTAGATAGTGCTAGGTAGTAGGTAGATTACTATCTAGATATTTATGTTAGTAAGTGCTCACACACCCTACTACTACTAGTATATATACTTATATATATATATATTTAAATATATATATATCTAGATAGTTAGATAGTAGAAAGTTTGGAGTTGAAATTTTTATTTTTTTTTTTTTTATATCTCTACTACCTAGCTATCTAGCTATCTAGACCCATTTTGGTGGTTGATCCCTTTGGTAGTACGGGTTTCTAGATAGTGAATGAGCTACTATCTAGGTTACTATCTAGCTATCTAGGTATTTCACTCACTAAATATCAATTAAAACTTGCATTTATTATATTTATGCATTAGATTTGTACTTTCAAGAATATACACCTTCTCTAAAAACTCAAAGCATGATAAAAGTAGCATGATAAAAGATAGAATTATAAGATCTGAAAAAATAGATTGGCAAAATATAAAAACGTTACAGCCAGATAATTTTAAGATTCCAGAACAACAAGAAGTATTAAAAAAATCTATAGTAGGCAATGGATTTGTTAGTCCGTTTTGTGTCTGGGAAGATGCAGAGGGCGTGATATGGTCAATAGATGGTGTGCATAGAATTAAGGCATTAAAAGAATTGCAAGAGCAAAAAGAAGACATTCCTAAGCTTTTAACAGCTAATTTTATTGATGCAAAAACACGCAAAGAGGCTGGCATAATTTTACTTGAAGTTTTCAACACTAAACAAAATAAAGCTACAGAAGATGGATTAGAGTTACTCAAAATTGATTTAAATATTTGTGAAGATGATTTGCATGTAGATGTTGCAGATCTAGATTTAAAGCTAGATGAGCTATTAGACGCTGAAGTTTTACCGTTAGAAGAAGCAGACGAAGAGGCACCAACGCCACCAGTAGCACCTAAGACAGTAAAAGGCGACCTCTACGAATTAAACGGTCATAGGGTACTGTGTGGTGATAGTACTATGATTGATGATGTGGATAAGCTGATGCAAGGTGAAAAAGCAGATTTAGTATTTACTGATCCTATGTATGATGATAGCACTGCTGAATTTTTAAGCAATATATCGCTAATTTCTGATAATTATTTGATAATGTGTACATTAAAACAAGGCTTTTCTATGTACAATGATAGCGGCTGGGAGTTTAATTTTGATATTGTTTTGAATCAGAAAATACCTTCATCAATGCTTAATAAGAGGGTACCATATTATTTACATAAAAATATTTTATATTTCAGCAAAAATAATAATGTAGATAGCATTTTTAATTGTGATAACGCAAAAAATATATTTTCAGATAGCGGCAAGGGATACTATCCTAGCGTGATAGAGTCTGCAAAACAAACAAATAACGAGCATGGTTTAGCAAAAAACCCAGAAGGAATAATTAAAATTTTATCAGGGTTTAAAGCTCGTTTAATAGCTGATATATTCCTAGGCTCTGGCAGCACGTTAATAGCATGCGAGCAAACCAATAGAAAATGCTACGGACTAGAGCTAGAAGAGCGTTACTGCGATGTTGTTGTTACAAGATGGGTAAATATGATGGAGCAGAACAAAAAAGAGTATAGCGTAAAATTAAATGGTGAAATAATAAACTGGAAAGATTTGCATTAATAACTTGCATAAATAAAAAATATAGGCATAATAGGTAGCATAAGAAAATATAAATATAAATATAAATATAAGGAATTAAAAAATGAAAAATGTAGATGCAATAGAATTAGAGAATAAATTACATGATGTAGAGGATGAAATTACATCTTATGAAGAAGATCATACAACTGCTAAAGCATTAGCTAAATTTGTACAAGACGAAAAATTAACCGATGTTATTAAAAAAGAGCATAAAGAATTTTTATATTATCCAAACTATATTTATTCTTGTAACTCTATAGAGGTATTAGAAAGTTTTGAGAAAAATAAAATTGATTCTTATGCTAAGTTTTTAAGCGTTTATTTTGTTGAAAATTTAACACTAGATGAGGATATTCAAAAACAATTAGAGAGACGTTATTTTTATGTCGCTCAATTCATAACAGAGTGGCAAGAATGTATAACGGAAGCAATGGGTTTAGAATATTTATTGGAAGAACAAAAAAATGCTTTTAATGTTCATCAAGCTGCGGATTATTACTTAAGTGATTTAAATGAAGAATATCCTGAAGCTTTTTTTGAAGAAGTAGAAAAGCATTCTGGCAATTACCCTTCTATCTTAAAAAGTGATCATCCTGATGCTTTTAAAAATAAAATAGTTGTTTTTTCTTATATGAATTCTGATGAAGATATAGTTGTTAAGTACGTAGATCTGGAAGACTGCGAGCATGCCGGGGATGTTAGATTTAGTATTAATCATGCTATAGATTTTGAAAATTTAAATGAATATTAGATTGGAAAGATTTGTTTGAAACCCTTGCAATAGATAAAAATATAGGTATAATAAGTAGCATGAGACAATTAGGGTTCGTTATTAGATGTAGGGTATTTTAATTAGTTGATTAGCTAAAAGCGTTTTAATAATTATGAGGTTATTGCTTAAATATTGTTGCAAACTTTGGAAAGTAGTAGCTTAGTAATTGTTAGAACGTTATTAGTTTTTATAAATATAAGGAGGCATAAAATGGAAGATAAAAGTGTAGAGACAGAATGTTATCACGATTTTGGTGGCTTTGGTGTTGAGTGTATAAAGTGTGGTGAAGATGGGATATAAAAAAGAACTTCCGACACGTAAAGCATTAGATAAATTAATTACAGAAGGGCAAGGAACTATAAGTGTAGCAGTTGCTGGCATACTAGAGCAACCAGCTAGACGGTTACCTTGTAGGAAAAAATTACACAACGGTGAGCACGTAGAAATGGACATAATAAAAGTTGGCTTTTGTGCATCTACACCTTTTTATAACTTGAAAACAAAAAAAACAAGTGTAAATCACTATAATTGTGTAGCGTACAATGAGAATGCAGAAAGTATTCTAAATGCTCCAGTTGGAGCGGCTGTATCGTTTAACAACGCAAGAGTGCATTTTATGAATTACAATAAAATAACAGTAGATGGTAGTTGCGTTCCTACAAAAACCTTTGAATTTGTGGTTCAAAATAATAGCAATTTATTAATAGATATAATGGAATGATGACAAAATATATTACTTTTGAGATAGCAGAGTCTAACGTTAAAAAATCATTGATAGATGTAGCGTTTCATGTTATAGCAAATAAAGAAAAATCAAAGCATATTAATATAAGAGAATCACAAATTTTAATTGCTGAATACTTTGAAAAAGAAGGTGTAGAAGCATTTAACAAAAAAAAGATAGAAACTGGATGCGAGGTGATAAAAAATATGGATCATTTTTACAAATTTGGGATGTTATATATTTTGTATGATCTTAATAATTTAACTACTACCGACGCCAGAAAATTAGTAATAGAAGTATGCAAATTACAATCTACACAATTTAGCAAGCAATTAGTACAATTTGCAACAGATTCACATTTTATAAATAAAAGACAAAAATATCCCAAAATTACAAAGGCGTTGTGTTCATTAATGTATGACAAACCTGGTAGACCTAAAAAAAATAAGTAATTAATAACTTGCTATAGATAAATAAAATGTTAGAATAGTATACTTGAGGATTTGTACTACGGGGGGGTAACTACAAATTAGTCAACCCTCAATAAAGCGGGTTGCCTTCTTGCTGGGGGGCTCGCTTTATTTATTATTAGATCTAGCACTACTGCTAAAAAAGCTTATTTCATAAAAATAGGGTTCAATTTAATAAACATAAGTTCAATTGCTTCTTTAATAAATGGTATATATTGCGCTTTTTTTATTATTTAAAATAAATACAAGGATATAAAAATGAATATACGAAAATTAAAAAAAGATAAAAAGGTTTGTTTCCAGTTGCATGAATATGTAAAAAATCCTGTGGCATTAGGACGTATATCAGAAGGAATTACACAAGAAGCATTGGCAAAAAGAATGAATGTATCACAGGCCTATATTAGTAAATTAGAATCTAAAAATGTTGTTAGTGATAAAGCATTAAAAGAATTCTACAAAGTGTTAAATATGCCAAAAAAAACTAAAGATGTTGATCTTAAACTGTATAAACATGCAAAATACAGTCCGATTGTACATATGCCAAAAAATAATAATTTTATATTTTATTTTATATTTTCTTTATCAATGATTCTGTTGGGTTTAGCATTATCTTTAATGCCTCCTACTTTTACAAAAGCACACGCTGCAAGCGTAGAAGGTAACATTAGTAAATATAATAATCAGATACGCTACAACTATAAAATTCAAGCATTCCATACAACAGTACAAGAAAAGCTCAACTCTAGATTTGGGATGTTTAGTATTAAGTATGTGCATAAAGCAGACAAAATGAGATATTATGCAAAGCTGCAAAAACACAGTAGTAGCATGTTAAAACTAGAACGTACGTTTAGTGCAGGCTATGCGATAACTAAGCATTGCGATGCGTTTAGTGGCTTGCGTAAAGACATAGTAGGAAGTGCAATTTTAGCAATGGGCAAATGTGGCGTAGTGTATGATAATGTACAGTTATCGTCTTCGTACTTGTATACACATTTGCAGCAAATCATGAGTAATAAGTTCAAAATATTTATTACACAAAAAATCTTTATAAGTTACGAGTTTCAAAATTACAAAACTGAACAAGAAAAATATAACTGGAATCTTCAGCAGCTAAATTTTGGCTACAAATTTGATTAAGTAATTTGGATGTAGTATAATGTTTAGAAGTTATCTATATAGTATTTACAGATAACATTTTTCTTTCATTATTACAAAAAAAATATCATGTCAATTATTACTACAGATTATATCGCTGCTAATACTTTAACGAAAGACACACTACTAGCCATCTTTCAAAACATAGCTAGCTATATAGATCAACAAGACGCTTTAGGCTCAAGCAGTGCAACTGCTGCATTAAATGGCTTAAGTTCTACTTTGCAAGCTAGCATTACTGCTTTAGAACTGAGTACTGCAGCTAACTTAGCAGCTTCAGAGTTAAATGCTGCCACTAATTTAACTAATTCTCAAACTGCTGCTACTGCTGTAACTGATGCATTAACTGTTTCAGTAACTGCATTGGAAGCTTTAACAAGCACTTCTAATTCAGATTTAAATGATTGGGAAGAAATTGTTACTTTCATTACAGCTACTCGTACGCAACTTGAAACAATTTTAGTTAATGATTTGGTTACAGGCGGCGTTACTAAAGCTTTATCAGCGGAGCAAGGTAAAGTTCTAAAAGGATTAATTGATGCATTAGCTGCACGCGTTACAATTGCGGAATCTAATGTAGTAAATTTAGATGCAGGTGTTGTTGATTTGAATGTTAAAATCACAAGCATTGCAGCACAAACTGGCGTAATGTTTCCACTTATCTAAATTAAATTTTTTTACAGATTCATATTATGCTAGTAATCCTATTTTACAAAATGCAGAAGTTAATATGACTATTCAAACTAGTACAGCTACATCAACATTAGAGCAAATTAATAGTACAGCTGAACGCGATGTAGTTTCTTCTAGTATCTGGGTAGCATAATATGCGTTTTAATTTTTCTTATAATCAATACGCTGGAGAAACCGTAGTAGTAAATTTTTCTATAGAGAATTTAGAAGAGGATATTGCAGCAACTTCTCCAGTTTATTTTATAGCTGCGACAATTATTATTAATAATAAAGAAATTAATGGCAATCATATATCACCTTCAGAAGTTGGAGTTAAAGATGTAAAAGGCATTTTGTCAAGCTTGTATAATTTTAAAATATTGCCATCACTGGGACTTTTATTGTCATCCGATGCTAAAGCGATTATAGATTTAAAATTTACACACAAAACACATGCAAATTACGTTAAAATTAAAAGAATTATTATAAATTATAGCTCACAATATACTAATTAAACACTTGTAATACATAAAAATATAGTTATAATAAGTAACATAAGAAAATATAAATATAAACATAAGGAATTAAAAAAAATGAATACAGAAATTAAAATAGATTACGACTTGGCAGCAGAGCCTTTTACATATGATGCAGAAGCAGAATGTAATATGTTTGATATGTCTAAAACAGCTTTAGGTCAGGAGATGGCACGATTAGAAGAAGTAAGAAAAGAAAAAGAAGAGGAAAAGAAAGCCATAGCAGACAGTGAAAGATGGTTTAATGAACATGAATTAAGTAATATTTGTCATATTGCAACAATGCAGTACATAGAATATTCAAAAAAACCTAATGAAGTTAGTACTGTAGTTTTAAAGGATATTTTTAATCTTTATGTTGATAGTTTAAAAGATAATCAAAAACCAACTTCAGATGATTTTATTACTTATATTTATAATTTAAATGATGAAGATACAGCGGAAATTTATGAGGAGTCAGAATATTAAAAAACTACTACCAAACTGCTGAATAAGCAGCTTAGAAAATATAATACATATTATTAACAATTTACTACTGAACAAGTAGCTTAGAAAACATAATACATAATATTGACAATTTACTACTGAATAAGTAGCTATATAAATATAAGAAATTACAAAAATGGATGCAGATGCTAAACTATTTAACAAAACAATCTCGCAAGCTTACAGAGAATTACAGCTTAAAAAAAGCAAAACGATTGTCTATATAAATATATATGATCATGAGTTTGAAGATGAATACCAAATAAAAATGCAAAAAACTACAGCAGGAATTGGGATATTATGCAGATTAAATGGTCAATTATCTTATCAAGCTCAAGCTAATTCTGCGGGCGGTTCAAGAGTATATGAAATTATAAACGATATCGCAGCTGGCAAAATAGCAAATGCAAAAGGCTGGATATAAGTACAGTAATCACTTGCAATACATAAAAATATAACTATAATAAGTTATATAAATTATATAAATATAAGGAAATAAAATGAAAATATTCAAAACATCTAATAAATTCAAACAAATGAGATTAGCAAAGTTTGAAAGTGCCAGACAAGCTATAGGGAAGATTGAAAAAAATACAGATACTTTTTGCTTGACGTTTGGTCAATTTAGCCTTATCGATGCGTTAGAAGCGATTTTAAAGCAAACAGGTAAAGCACATGTAGTAGTAAGCAGTTGGACGGCGGCACAAGCTCACTTAGCAAGAGCTAAAGAGATGATGGCTAGACTAGATGTAGAGAGTTTTAGGATGATAATTGACAGATCATTTAAAACAAGACAGCCAGACTATTACAAATTTTTATTAGAACATTTTGGTGCTGAATGTATTAGACAGATAAATACACATGCTAAATTCATGGTTATACATAATGACAAGTGTAATATAGTTGTAAGAACATCTATGAATTTTAATGAAAATCCAAGACTAGAAAATATAGAGATAAGTGAAAACAAAAACTTTACAGACTTTTTTCTTTCATTAACTGATGAAATTTTTAAGGAAGTACAGCAAAATGAAACTAAATCATCAGATCTAAAATTAATCGGTTTAAAGACTACATGCGAAGTAAAAGAGGTAGAGATGGGGAAAGTGGATTACAAAAATTTAAATGAAGTGGAGGCAAGTTATGGGTATTCCAATTAATGAAGACTGGTTTTCAAGCGATGCAAGTTCAAAGATGCCAAAAAATGTAGAAAAAATTCTAAATGCAAATATAAAAATTTTTGATGCTGCTGTTGAAAAAATAACAAAAGAGGGCTGCGTAGTTAGAGATTCAAAAGGCAATGTATTAATACACCCATCTTTAGAAATACAATTAAAAACCTCTAAAATTATCCTGGAAATATCTTTTAAATATCCATAGTATATGCATTAAACACTTGCATTAGATAAAAATAAGGTTATAATAGGTAGCATAAGAAATTAAACATAAACATAAGGAATTAAAAAAATGCAAATATTCAATAAACAGCTAAAGGAAGTATACAATCAAGCATGCGAAGGCGTAGAAAAAACTAGCGTGAGTATACAAGTTTAAAATAAATGGAAAACTAATTATTATATATTAGAGCTGCAAAAAAATGATAGCGGTATATGCATTGTAATAAAATATAAAGGCAAAATATTAGATGCAACTACATATATAAAAAACGATAAAATGATTTTACATGTTTTGTTTAATAAAATCAAAGGCAGAGGAATAGCAGGGTATTCGGGATGGCTATAACTTTACAAAAACAAGTATAAAATGAAAAACAAAACATGTAGCATAATAAAAAATGAACTTAAACAGGTAGCTAAACTCCAGCGGGTTCGGGTAGCAGCATGTACAACAATCCCTTTTCTTATTTTTTGCAGCATCTTTGTTATTCCTGCCCTGTCTGTAAGCTTTAAACTATTTTTTGGGATTATAGCGGGAGCATTAAGTATATTTATTGTTACGTTATTTATATTTGTAGTTGCAGAAGGAATTTATAAAGATTTATAAGATAAATAAATAAATAAGCATATTGAATAATTACTTGCAATAATTAAAACTGTAGGCATAATAATAGCATAAGAAAATATAAATATAAATATAAGTATAAGGAATTAAAAAATGCAATTAGTAAAATATTATAGAGCTCCAAACGTTTACACTTTAGCAACTACAAAGATATTAAAAGCAGACGAAATAGTGGACTACACTACAAGATATGGCAAAAGCATAGAGTTAACTATTTGCAATCTAATAGAAACTGCTAAAGATGGCACAAACTACTATTCTTATACTAAAGGAAATAAAATGTCTATTATAAAAATAATGTTGCTATGTGTAAATGGGTTTCTTGCACTTTGTTTGTTTGTAAGTTGTCTAGAAAGTGAAAAGAAGATTAAGCATGCTAATATTATGTCAAAAGCAGTCAGCAAGTATCATCAAAATCTTGTTGAAGCATGTGTAAAAGAACCCAACGGAAATCATGTTGCAGACTGTCAGTATATCATTAACAACGGGATAGAGTTACCCTATAAAAGATTAGATGTCAATTATTATTCACAATACACAAAATACACAAATTAAACACTTGCAACACTTAAAAATATAGTTATAATAATAGCATAAGGATATATAAATATAAGGGAATAAAAAAATGGCAAAATTAAAATTTACTTTAAATAAATTAACTAAATTAGGCTTTAAATTCACTCAAGCCACAGGAAATTCATATGTGTGCAAATTAAAAAACAATGCTATTTTTAGCTTGAATGTAATTGATGAAAACACTGTGTACTCTTTATGTTCTGAATCCTTTTGTAAAGAAATGGATAGATATACGAAACCTACATTTTATCACGACATAAATTCAGCTGTCATGTGCTTATCAGATGATATAATTAAATAAAAATACCTACATTAACCGTTTTATATAGACAATTAAGACGGTTAATTTTCTATTGACTTTTATAATAAAAAAAGGTACTCCCAGGGGTTTTAGTAGTGTTTGGGGTTTATTAGCCGACGGCGGCAATTTAAAAAACACACCACTTTTTCAAGATATAACATTCAAAATACAGTTAGGCCGCTGGTTTTTGCTAAGTTTTTACACTTATCTAGTTGATTGTTATGTAGTTTTATATAACATGCTCTATATTGTTATATTATTTTATTGTCGTTATATGCAGCTAATTAAACGTGCAGATTTTACAAGGGTATTCAAGCTGCAAAGGGCTAATGTATCAGTTTATTTAAAAAAAGGCGGTAAATTTGTAAAGTGTACGCACGAAATTGATAGCAAGCAGTATATAAATGTTATGCACCCTCTTTTCATATCTCACTACAATCAAAATTTATCAAAAAAAATAGGGTTATCATTAGATGAAGTGATAGAACAGCATAACAGCTTATTTTTAGAGATATCAAGCAGTACTGAAGTAGAGCAGAAAGACATTGTAAATAAAAACAGCGTACTAGATAAAACTACAGTACTGACACGCAGTAAAATTGACGCTTTAGGGCATTTAACATTACAGCAGGTAGTTGAAGAATATGGTAGTCAGTACAATTTTAATCTTGAAATGCAAGGTTTTAAAGAGCTGTTAGAAGTGCAAAAACTTGCTAATCAAGTATGTAAGCAGCGTGGCGAACTAGTGGGCGTGGAGCTATTAACAAAAACAACAAAAGGTTATTTAGATAGTTTATCTACTGCATTATTAACAGACTTTACAAATTGGACGGTACTAGAAGTGGCAGCAATCACAGATTGTAGCAAAGAAAAACAGCTAACAATGCGGGAGAAATTAAAAGCAGAACTAAGCAGGCATTTAAAAGCAACACAAAACAGCATAATAAAACAAGTCAATAAAGCTCAACAAGCATATGCATAAATGAAGCTTAGCATTACACTAAAAGAATTGGCTAGTGTTGCTAGCAATGGAAGCTTAACGTATGAGCAAGCTAGTTTTTACGCAACGCTATATAAGCTCCTTTCCTCGTGTCTGCAGCAAGATAGTAATATTATTAACAACGCTAAAAAGATAATAGATCTATTAGTTTCATATGGCTTAGAAAGTGAATTAGAACATAGTTACCACAATTTAAAATCAAAAACACCTTTGCAGGTGCAAGAGGAAATAAGTAATAATAAATTTGTAAATAATCTGATTATTTTTGTGTGGTTTAAATTTTGTCAGCAAAAAAGCCAATCAATACACTTGTTAAATTTTGAGCAGTCTGATGTTGATATAGATGAGAATAAAAAAGAACAGCAAACAGAAAAAAGGACAATCTGGGTAGCTCCAGAGTTTGACACGCATAACTTATTAGATGTATTTTCTAACTTAGTAAATAAAAGCGTTACTTTATCTGTAAGTGCGTGGAGTGAACAAAACAGAATTCTAGGTGCTACGAGCAATAAAGCCAACAGTTTATATGATTATAGCGTAGTTCCCTATTTGCGTGAAATTGTAGATCAATTAAGCGTTAACAGTGCAACGAAAGAAGTAGTCTTGATGAAAGGCGTGCAGCTAGGAGCTACGACAGGAATATTAGAAAACTTTATAGGTTATGGCATAGAACACGTATCTAACGCGTCGATGCTGATGGTAACAGCTACGGAAGATTTGGCAAAAGAAAGAATGGATAAGTTTATAAAGCCTATGGTTCTTGACGCTAAAATGGAGCATAGAATTATTAGTCAAGATTTTTTTTCTAGGAATAAAAAGAGCGGTGCAACGGCGAAACAGATGGAATGGGTAGGAGGTGGCTTTTTAAAAGCTATAGGGTCAAATAGTGGCAGTAGTTTGCGTTCATTGCCTGTTAAATTTTTATTATTAGATGAAGTAGATAGTTATCCTGCTAAAGTGGGCAAAGAAGGTGATACTCTGGGTTTGGCAGTAGCTAGAACGCATACCTACGGCTCAAGTAAAAAAATACTATATATAAGTACGCCATTAATTCAAGAGACTAGCCAAATTTACAAAGCTTTTTTAATGGGAGACCAACGCAAGTACTATGTGCCATGTTTAAAATGTAATGAGTATCAAGAATTATTGTTTAACAAAGCAGATGAAGAAACAGGGTTAGTTTATGGCTTAATTTTCAAGACTTTAGAAAACGGCAACTTAGATTATGACTCGGTTCGGTACTTGTGTAAATTTTGCCAGCATGAACATAAAAATCACGATAAAACCAAGATGTTAAAGTTAGGCAAATGGAAAGCTACAGCAGAGCCGCAAAAACAAGGAGCGGTAAGTTACCAGATCAGCGGCTTATACTCTCCAGCGAGCTTCAAAAGCTGGGAAGATATTTGTTATGATTGGTTGCAATGCTGGGACGTGGTTACTAATAAGCCTAAGGATTTAGATAAATTACAAGTATTTTATAATAATAATTTGGGTAAGCCGTTTAGAGAATTAAGAGAAAAATTACAGCTTAGCGTCATCAGTAAACATAAACGCAACTACAAAAAAAGCACACTTCCGAACGCATACGCAGAAAAACACGCAGGGCAAAAAATTAGACTAATTACAGCGGCGGTAGATGTACATGCTGATAACTTAGCAGTCGTAATAGTTGGGTGGGCAAAAGGTCGCTGTTTTCTACTTGACTACCAACGCATAGAGGGTGATTGTTTAAAATCTACGGATAAAAGTTGGGGTAAGCTGTGGGAGTTGATGGAGAAGAAATACACAGATACAGATGCAGTACATAAGTTTGCAGTAGCACAAATATTTATAGATACAGGATATAAGCAGTACACGGTAGCAGAAGCAGCAGCAAAAGCACCAGCAGCGGTACGCAAAAAAATACAGCTAATAAAAGGCGAGAGCAGCGGAAAAGCTCAACAAATCAACTTCAAATATGGAACTAAAAGTCTTGCCAATTACAGGCAATTAATAATATATATAGATAATTATAAAAATTACATACACGGCAAACTGCACTATACTTGGGAGCAAGGAGATATTATGCCAGAGGGACATTTTAATACTTATAACTCTATCTCTAGCTCACAACTAAAAGAGCTAACAAATGAAAGTAAACAGGAAGTAGTTGATAGCTTGACAGGCAAAGTAGTAGGGTATAAATGGCATAGAGCAGGCAAGAATGAACTTTTTGACGGATTAGTATATAATTATTGTGCTATTGAGTTTATGGCACAGATGTACTATAATCAGTTTAAAGAACGCTACACAAATATAGATATGACTTTTAGTATGTCTTATTTTTGGAGTGAATTATTTCCTCGAATTGAACAACAAGTTATTGATGACTAGCACATTTTGGACAGATCAAAAAATAGCAATAACAAAGCAACTGACAGAACTTAGAGCATCTATATCAGCTATAGTTATTGGCGGTGTAGAGAGTTACTCAATTGATGATGGGCAAAGCAGGCAGCAAGTAACTAAACAAAATATAGCTTATTTACATAAGCTTGAAGTGCAGTATATAGCACAATTAAAAGCAATTGATAAGCAAGAAAAGCCATACACAACAACTGTAGGAGTAGCATATTAATGTATACTGAAGAAGAAAAAAACAACGCAAATAGCACTACAGCACAGCAAGCAGCTAAAGAGTTCAACATAAGTAACGGTACAATTAACAATTGTTTCACTGATTCACAGCCAAAAATTGAAGCTTACAATAAAGGTAGTAGCAACATAGGAAGTTCTGATTTTGGCAATCTATTTGAGTTTAAATTATTTGATAACGACACTGTAAATACAGCAAATGCAAGCGGCTCAAGAATGGACTATGGCAGATGGGCAAATCTTGCTTACGGTGCTGTAGAGGTATATAAAAGTAATGGGATCGCAGCTACTTTAGTGGATAGATTAGTGGCAAGCGTAATAAATACGGGCTTAAAGCTGCAAGCTATTACAGAAAATATCACTGATAGTAAAGCTATAGAGCAAGATTTTAAGGTATGGAGTGATAACGCTTATTTATGCGATTACTCCAGACAGCGAAGCTGGAGCGAATTGCAAGCACAAATATATCAATTAGCATTAGTGTATGGAGATGTTTTAGTAGTAGCACACGCAAGTACACAAAATAATTTGCCTTTGCTTCAAGTAATCAGTACTGATAAGCTTACAAATCCAGATCAATCCAGGTTAAACGGTGATAATTATGTACAGGAGGGAGTAGAAATAGACCGCTACGGCAAACAGGTAGCATTTTGGGTAACTAATGCAAAAGGAGAAGCAAAAAGAATAAACGCATACGGGCGTGTTAGTGGTATTAAACGTACAGCATGGCTAGTATACGGACATAGAACAAGACGCGTAAATGGCGTAAGGGGCTACCCTGTGTTAAATGCAGTATATGAGTTTATAAAAGACATTGATAAGCTTAGTAAAGCAAACTTAAAAAAGGGCATAATTTCATCTTCTATAGCAGCTTTTGTTAAAAAAAGCATGGTTGAAAGTAATAGTATGCCAGATTATAACCCACTTTCCGAAGCAGCTGGAAAAATTGAGAACAAAACAATAGCACAAACTGGCACTGACATAAATTACAAACAGCACGATGTAATGAATGGCACAGTAGTTACTGGCTTAAACGCTGGCGAGGAGATAGTGCAGATTAAACAAGAAGGCATGGGTACGGATTATATTAGTTATCAAGACGCTCAAATAAAAATATGTGCATACGCTTTAGAAGTTCCTCCGAATGTGTTTAAGATGGAATACGACCAAAGCTTTAATGCAACGCAGGCAACTAACAATCAATTT